GCATTATAAGCAAAAGTTAAATCTCCAGCAATTCCAACACCTTGTAATTTAATATCTGTACCAACTACGTGCAAGTTTGCATCAACTGAAGCTCCTGTACCAATTCCTACCTTTCCTGTGCTATCAATGCGCATTCTTTCTGAGCCATTATTAAGAAAAGCCATAACTCCAGAATCTCTGTTTATAAGAAACGTGTCATTACCATAATTCAATAACTCTGTTCCATCACCAGTAGCTGAACCTGAAGTCGCATCTGTTAATTTAACAAGACTACCAAGAGTTGAATCTATATGAAGAACCTTATCATAAGCAGTATTTAAAGAAGGACTAGTCGTTCCAATTCCTACGTTTCCACCACCTGTAATAGTAAGTCTATCTGCACTATTAGTTATTAGATTTAAAGCTCTACCACCACTATTATGACCAATGTCCAATCCAGTATCATCCATATTGAATGTAGTCTTGTAGCCTGAACTAGATGAAGAAGTAAAATCAAATTCTGCATTTGATTGTGTTAATTCCAATTCCCCTCCACTAGTGATGCGCATCCTTTCTGTACCTCCAGTAGCAAAACCTAATGTATCTGCTGCTGCAAAAAACATCCCTGTATTTGTATCATCTGAATTTGAAAATGTTGGGTTAGCTGCTGAACTTACTGCAGACCTAATCCTTGCACCATCTGTTCCTGTGCCATCTAAAACATTTGTACTTTGTGCAAATGGATTAGTTGAGCCAAAAGTTATATCACCTGCAAAAGTTGCGTTACCATTATTTCCTAATCTTAAAACATTTGAACTTGCATTTCTAATAAGAAAATCTCCTGAAGATTGAGCATAAGGTGAACTTCCACTAGCACTATGAATAGACCAATTTACTCCACCACTTCCTGTGTTTCCTACTGTTAAAATAGTATCAGCACCAGCCCCTGAAACAGTAACACCTGAGCTTGTAGTTTCTAGCTTTTTAGAATTGTCGTAATAAAGCTCTACTGCGCCATTTGCAATTCCTTTAAGATAAAATTCATTGTTAGCCTGATTGGTAAGTCTTAAATCATCTGCTCTTATTGCTAGAATACCTGAATTGATTCTAATATTACTTGTTCCTGAAGAAAAAAACATTCCAAACTCATTACTAGAACCAAACCTTAATTCATTTCCATTACCAAAAGTTAAATTGCTTGTTATGTTTGTAAGACCAGTAATCGTTCCACCAGCAAGAGGTAAGTATGGCCCACCTTCTCCACCACCACTTATTGATGTGATATTTCCACTTGCATCTGATACTAATGTACCAGCTCCGTATGTGTTTAATTGTAATGCTCCAGCAGAATCAACTTTTAAAGAACTTGTTCCATTGTTTTGAACGTCTATACCTTCAGCATTTAAACTGTTTAATATTAATGTTCCTGAAGCGTTAGTTGACAATTCTGAAGTGACTGCATTGTTTGGTCTGTTTAGGATAAGTTTATTTCCACTTTTAACCCTTACATCTCCCTCTACTTCTAATGTAGATGTTGGGTTTGATACACCAATACCAATTTTAGAACTAAGCTCTGTCATTACCGAATCAGTAAGAGTGACTGAATTACCTGAACCAGCCCACTTGCTTATCTTACCTCCTGTTCCGTTACCATCTAAAACAGAACTATTGTCTACTTTCTCCCATTGGTCAGTTGCACCTTGCTCAACAAAGACCGCCCAGTCACCTACGGCCCAATCCGTTACACCATCTAAGTCAGTAGTACCAGCTACAGATACAATATAAAAATGACCAGTCGTTCCTGTGCCACTTGCTAGAGTAGGAGTATTTGTGTCTGCGTTCCACGTTCCCTGAAATACTAGACCAGCAGGAATAGTTCCTACAACATCTTGAACAAAAGCAGTAGTAGCCACCTTAGTAGAGTCATCAGACAATGATTGACTTGTTGCAGTAACACCATCAGCAAGACTTGATGTAGCAGTTACAGTTCCTGTTAAATCTCCTGTTACGTTTCCTGTTACATTTCCGACAACTGCGCCTGTATGAGTACCAGCAGAATTGCCTGTTAAATCTCCTGTAACATTACCAGTAACATTGCCTGTAACATCTCCTGTAAGATTCCCTGTTACGTTACCTTGTAAGTCTCTGTGTACTGTAGAAGGTAAAGAAAGAGCTAAACCAGTTCCTGAAGCAGTAGTTTCTATCTGATTCGTTGTTCCTGTGACTGCAAAAGTCTCACTAGCAAGAATTACTGCGCCTGTTCCTGTATCTCCTGAGAAATCTAAGTCTTGACCACCTATTTGACTAGATACATAATCAACAACAGAAGCAGATGTTGGAATACTTGTGTCATTATCGTTGTTTGCAATACCATCAGCTTCATCAACAAACTTAGTAATTGTAATTCCTTCGCCTGTGTCTTTCAAAGAACCCCATTCTAAAGTAGCAGTCACTTTAAAATCACCACTTGTATTGATGAATAATCCTGTTGCATTTCCATTACCATCACTTAACTCTTTAAGAGTAGCAGTAATAGCAGTTGTGTCTAATGTCTTAATTAGACCAACATAAGTATCGGAGATTTTAGTGTTAAATAGACTTGCCATAATTCTTTTTTTGAGTGTTTTTTTCTTTTTTCTTTAGGAATATTTCTAATTTCTTGATATTAATTTGTTTTGGTTTGTAGCTCATAGTACCCATCCATTAAATGTAGCATCTTGTGAAGGATATATGTCAGAATCACTATTGGTATTGTAATTAGGAAACTGAGCTTGATTAAATGCCATATAATCAATAAACCTTCTTGTGTACCATTCTGCGTTTGTTCTTGCTTTTTCTACTAAATAATCAACTTCGTTCTTGCTTACAGATTCAGAATTTTCAGCAGTATGTTTATAGACACCTCCATTGCGTACTTGGTAAGCTGCAAAAGGAAGATAATCCACCTGAGCAAACCAAATTAGCATAGGCTGAATATAATCGACTAGAAGCGTTTTAAACTTTGCGTTAGCTGGTAGGTCTATATCCGTTGGGATAAGTCCTAAGACCTCATTATATAGCTCTGTACCCATATAATTTTGTATGTGTATCTCCTGAGCCAGTTTAATGAACTGAATAAACTTGTCTGTATTGATATTCCCATCCATAATAGAATTACGGACAAGGTCAGTACGATTTATGAATAATTTTGTAGCCATTAGTATTTGTATTTCAATGAACCGTGATTAGGTAAGTCAAATGTTGCTCTTTTTGCATCTTTACTACCCCAAGGATTTCGTTTATAAGTAGATGGAATGTTTCCAGTTCTTCTATAATCTTTTAAATTTTCACTAACATCAGCACTTTTTTTCCTTCTATATAAAACTTGCTTCCAAGCGTGACGGCAGTAGCAGCCTCCTTTATATTTAAATAAATCATACGTTTTTTTGCCTGATGGTGAAAAACCACCATTCACCCCTGCTCTACTTGCTTTATCAATATCTTCTAAAGTATAAACTGTTCCAGCTCTTGATAAATCCATCATATTCTCACAAAACTTTCTTGTCTTATAAGAACTTTTTCTTTTTCCATCAGCATCTTTCTGTATGGACTTAGCATTTGATTTTTTAAAGTATTGGTATCTAATTTTATAATTATTAGAATCTAAAGTGCTAAAAGAACTACCATTTTTTTTAGATTTAATTTCATCAGCTAAACCAATGACTTTTTTTATTTTATTTAATGTTGTTTCTTTATTTACAATACTAGCATTCACCCATTCTTCATCACTAACATTATCATCACAGACATCTCTAACATCTGTAATAACCCATTCATCATCTATTTTTTCTCCTTTTAGATGTTCAAGCATTAAGCCTCCTTGTTCTTCTGATAGTTTTGGGATTTCATCGTGAGATTCACAAGGCATAAACCAAATAATACCATCTTCTTCGTGTTCGTGATAGCCTTTACATCCTTTTTCTATAGCAGCAGCTTCCGCTTCTTCTTGTGTCTTGTAAACAGTTTCTCCATCAATCTCTTTTAGCTTGATATCTTCACTATTCTGAATAGGAATACAATTAGGAACTTTCTTTCCGTTCTTCATTTTCATTCCATATTGCTCATATCCTGCTTGACAAGGTTTCTTTAACTCAGTCTCCATCTCAACCCCTGTTTCTTCTTCGATGGTTTCCTCATCTTGTACCTCAGAATCTACCTCTGTAAACTCTAATGGTTGTAAGGTCGTAAAGTATAAGTTTAAAGCGATATCATTGTAAGCTAGTATCTTGTCAAAGGAATCAATTAAAAGCTCCTGAAAAGGTCTAATAACTGTGTTATCCATCAAAAGAGATGCGGTCTTAATCTCATCTGCATTGTTGCCTAACCCTGAACCATCTTTAATACCTAAGAGCATTGGGCTGACAATCCTGTGTGCTACCATTATCTTCTTAGAAGATTCGTCTGATAGGAATTGGTATTGATTGTGCGCATCCGACAACTGAATAGGTGTTATATCTGCTGATGCTTCTTTATTGTCATTAAATGCTAGAATGAATTTACCAGCATTAGATGTTCCTGAGAACTTGTTTGCAATCTTGCTTTCTATTAGTTGTCTTTCTTCTTGGTTAGGTGTACCATTATTGAAGTTTATAAGCATTGATGGACTTAGTCCATTCATAATGTTATTCAAATGAAAATTAGAAATTTCTTCTTCTAGTTCCGCATACTGTAATCCACCTTGATAATCCACAGGAGAATAGTAATAGAACCCTGCACGATATGGTTGAACATACATAATTTCTATGTTCTCTTTAGACTTACCAAAAGCTGGTATTCTTCTTGGCTTATCGCTTGGCTTTATCTTAGACCAGTCTTTGAAATAGTAATATGCTGGAACTTCGCCTTTTTCATCTGCCTTTTCTGCTCTTAATGTCTCGATAGGGAAATGCTCTATCTGTGCAATACGACTTCTGTCTTTAGAATATATTACTTGCATAGCACATTGACCCATTAGCTTCAGGTCATAGCATAGCTTTCTGACACAATCCTTGTGAAACAAAGAAATCATCTGAGCATATTCGTTTGGCTTTCTGTTTGAGTCTGTAGCGTTTAGACCTTTACCATAGATAGCTTGACTGATTCCGTTGATTGCAGCGTTATTAGTTGGACTACCATTGTATCTGTCTATAAGAAACTGAAAATAGTCATTGTCTGCTCCGTATTCTACCCATCCCTTGTTTTTAACTTCCTTAATCTCAGGACTGGTGTAAGTGCTTAGGTTTACAAATCCATATTCAGAAACTTTTGATTCTGTTGAGAATTGTCCTAATTTATTTCTTGTTCTTTTATTCTTCATAACGTTACAATGTAGTCATTATTTCCTGATGTGCTAGGTGTATATTGACCTTCATTAAGTTGATAGTAATCATTTTCAAATTGCTCGATATCTTGGTCAGTACAAAATATTCTGTCTTTGTATATTATCCCTTTAAATCCTGCATCATCTTGCCATAAGACATCATAATTCTGCCATAAAGAGTAGTTTAAATTCCAAAAGTCGTAGGCAGCATATAACTCTAAATCATAAAAATGTCCCTCGACTAAAGCAGGAGAAAATACATTATCAAACGTATAATAGTTTCCTGATATTGTAGCACTATTCACATCGTATTCTACAGTAACATTTGTAGAATCATCACGAACTGACATCTTAAATACACTATCATATTGTCTAGGTATTACTTTAAGTGTTTGAGCAGTTGCTGATGTTGTTAATACAATCATACTTATATAACGACAGAATTGTCTGAATTTGTAAAAGTCTAAAACAAAAAAAACCCTACCGAAGTAGGGTCTTGATTTTAATATGATTAAATATTAAGGTTGAGGTACTGCAGCAGATGTTGGGTCAATCTGAGAACCAACACTAATAGTAACTGCACTCTCTAAGAAATATGGAGCAAATTCTTCCATTCCTTCCATTGTCAATGTAAATCCTGATAGGTCTCCAGCAGCAGCTCCAGTTACGATAGTGCCACCAGTCAAGTCCATACCATTCTCATATCCACAGAAGAATCTGTTTCCGTAATAATCCTCTACAATCATTTGTGGTCTACCAGCAGCTAACAACTGAACTTCGTTTTTAGTTAGGTTGTCTAGGTAAGGTAGAGTCAATGCGAGAGTCTGAGTGTAAAAAGTTGTTCCGTTGTCTCTTGAACTAGTTATTGTAGTTGTAAGACTAGAATTTCCTTTTACATCATATTGAAAAAATGTTGTAGAACCATCCATAGTGATAGTCTCAACTTCGTCAGTAGTTGCATCCAACGTAATAGTAGCATCTCCGTAGTTACAGAAGTAAACTCTTTTGATGCCTCCAAATGCTGATTTGCAAGGTACTTTTCTTCCTGATGTTATTGCACAAGCCATAGTTATTTATTTTTTAAAAAAAAAGGGTAGGTAGTAAACTCCACCTACCCTCTTTCGTGTTATTATTTATCCTTATCTGAATAGCTAATTTATTGATTATCAATAATTTAAAATATCCAAAAATTAAGCGTAAAGAACTACATCTTCAGCAACTCCGAACTGGACACCAGCAGTATATCTGAGAACCATTCTGACATTCTGTGAACCATCCAAATCTTGCATATCAAGAACTCTTACTTCTTGAGTGTCATTAAGAAGTCCAGTACCGAAGTACAAGTTGCTTCTTTGAGCAGCTACCATCTTGTTGACAGACATACCTGGGCAAACAAAGATTTTAACTCCGTTAACAGTCAAACTTCCATTGTTCCACCATTGTGTTCCCATATTGTTCACACCATTAGCTCCAAGACCGCTAGCAGCAAATCCACCTAATGCTTGAACGTAGAACTTAGCAGCAGCTGAACCGATGTAGATATACAAATCTTCCTTGCCATATAAAGCAGAAGGAATTGCATCAACAACTTTTCCTAATTCAGCGATAATGTTTGCAGCATCAAGACCTCCTGCAACTGCAGCAACATCTACAACTCCAGCATCAGCAGCTAACAACTTCTCAAATCCATCATAAGCGTTGTTTGAAGCAGCAGCAGTATCACCTTGCCAAATGTTCAACTCATTTGATTGAGCAACTTCAGCAGCTACGTGAGCTATCATAAAGTCAGAGAACTTAGGAGGTAGTGTTTGTGCTAATCCAAAGCCCATTGATTGAGCTTCCCAATCGCTAATGAAGTCTTTCTTACAAAGTTGTAAGTTAACTTGTAGCTCTGTAGGTTGCAAAATTCTCTCTGTAAGTGTTACAGTAGAAGTTGGAGTGAAGTCACAAGATGCAGCAGATACTAACTCAGTAGTAGCTAACTTCTTGATTACTTCTTTATATGCGATATTGCCCTTAACTGTAAGACCCCCATCATCAATAGTGCTTGACGAGAGCAAACTGGCAGCAATATATTCACCAGCAAATTGCCCAGCATACGTGGTCGTGATATTTGTGGTTGTTGCGAGATTTACTTTTTCTAAACTCATTTTTTATTTATTTAATTTACTAATTACTCTATCGAGGGTCGTTCTTACTTTACTTTGAGCAAAAACCTTTTTTTCTACTTGCGCAGATTCTGCTTCAGGACTGTGCTTAATTGGCTCAGCAGCTGGTGCAGATAATTCTTCCTTAATGTTTGCAGAAAGTTCTTCGTCATCGTCTGACATTTCTTCTTTAGGAGATACCATAGCTTTGATTTCTTCAATCATAGATTTCATTTCCTCAACCGCAGAAGATAATTCCTCTTTAGTTGCATAAGCCATTTCCTCTTTTTCTTCTTCTAAGTCAGAAGTGATTTCTTCACCTTCTTCATTTTCCTTTGCAGGAACTTCATCAGATACCTCTCGGACATCACCGATGATTCCTTCTTCTTCAACAACTACCAATCGACCATCTTCAAGAAGATATTCCCCAACAGGCATTGCGACTTTTTCATCATCTGTTTTGATGAAAATTTCCTTTCCTTTCTCAAATGATTCAGCTTCTACAACTGTGCCATTTTCGAGCTTCATTTCCTCAAGTTTGACCTCGATGTTAAGAAGCGTTTTGATATTATTTATCATTTCACTTGATTTCATAATTATATAACGATGTTTAAATTAAATTTTGCATTTTCAGCGTTTTCTAATAACTGGTTCTTGTAATGTTGCCTATGCCTTGTGCTATTATATCTCCATTGCAACACTTCCTTGAGTAGATGTTTTTGTCTCTACATAGACATCCTCTTGATGCACCTCTAGGTGATGAACGACTAGGTATGTAGTTAGTGTTTTTATTCATTGTATCACTAAATTAAGACTTACATTATTTTAGAAATATCTCTTTGCTTTTCTTTTGCGTTAGATATTGCACTTAATATAATTTTTTTAATTTCTTGAAATTGTTGATAAGGTTTAGTTCCTCTATATTCTAAGCCTAAATCTTCTGCTTTGTTACCAAAATCATCAGCTAATTTATCTGCATCTTGTAATATATCATTTAAGACTTTAAAATATAAATCAGCACTTTGTTTTGCTTGATTTATAGATTTTCTGAAATCTGTTCTGTAATTAGAAAACGCTTTATCATATTGTTTTTTAAATTCGGTAAAATCATATTGAGCCAACTCTACCTTTTCAACAGATAGCTCAATCTTTTCCTTTGGTAATCTATTGTAGATTTTATCTAACTCTTGTGGTGTTTTCATTTTTACTTATTTTATAATGTATCCAGTTTCATTGCTTGTTTGTATATTCTTAAATAATCAGGAATAGATTTTGCACTATCACTTAAATTTTTATATTCTTTTACACTTGCTGGTTTTATACCCAAATCATTTGCTTTTTGCTCAAATTCTTTTAACGCTTGTTTTATTTTATTTTCTGTTTTACTTAAATCATCAAAAGCACTTCTTGCTTTTTTCTTTAGTAAAACACCTAATTTTCTAACCTCACGAGTATCTGCATAAGTATTCATATATTCTTGTCTTAATTTTTCTAAATCATCTACAATACCCAATTCTACCTTTTCGCCTCTGACTATCTTCTCGATAGCACTAAGCAACTGTGCAGCTTCTACTTCTTCCATATCTGCTTTATTCGATTTATCAGATTGTTCCATCTTGTCTGCAAAATAACCCTCAATAGAAAAACCCCTAACTTTATTTGTCTTAACATATTCGTTCCATACTTCATCGTTGTCTACTTTTACTGCACCCATCCAAGTTCCGACAGGCACGTTCATTCCATACTTTCTTGACTTGTCATTGACCTCATCTTCTACTAACCAACTTTCAACCAACGTCAAACCTTGTAAAGCACTTGCGTGTTCTAAAGTAGAATTTCCTTGATAGCCATTTTTTAGATATAACTGAGAAGCCTTTGCTATTGTGTCCTTTGAGAAATATATATAATACTCATCATCTCCGTTCTTTCGGTATATGGGTTTGTTTGGTACAAGCAAAGCACCCATTAGTATTTTCTTTTCCTTAGATACTTCAGCCAGTTTAATTTCGTCTGAATTTAAAGCAACAAAATCTTCTTGTATTGCTGGACTTTCTACAATAGAGATGGCATCTATGCCCATCATCTCTTGAGCTTCATCTAATATTAGTTCAACTATTCTCATAACTATATAACGATTTTAAATTACTATTTTGCATTTATAAACTTGCACCTTTTATAATATTTCTATCTAGGCTTTGTGCAGTAGTTACATCACTAGATACTACAAAGGCTTTTACAGGACTTTGTGCTTGTCCTGCGATTGCATCAGCCAACTGATTTGTTCCTGTCTGACCTACAATGTTAAAAGATGGAGGTGCTGGGATTGCTGGGATAGGAACACTAGCACTACCACCACCACCACCACCGAGTCCAGCAGGAGGTTCAGGGTCAGGTGTAGCAGTTATGCTTCTGACATTCGCAATACCTGATGCGACTATTCCTGCTGCTCCTATTGCTCCAAATATACCTCCTTGAGCTAATGCCTTAGTTGCCCCTGCGAAAGTGTCTCTAATCGCTTGTACAATAGCTATAGCCTTACCATATTTTGAGTCCTTGCCAACAAGGTCTGCAATTCCTGAAAGAGCAGATGATATAACTTCTGCTTTTGCGACATTTAACTCTTTTTCTATTTGTAGTTGAGCATTACCATTCTCTTGTTGGAAAGCTAACAGTTCATTATTTGCATCGACATAAGCCTGTGTTCCTTCTTTGTATAAATCTCTTTTTGTCTCTAATCTTTTTGTTTCTATTTCTTTTTCTTTTTGAGCATTTTCTAGTTGTGTTTGTAATCTTAACACATCATTATCTATCTGCTCTGCAGTAAAGTCATTTTCAGCTTTGCTTCTCTCAGCTACTCCAGCACTAAGAGCTTCGTTCAATTCTAATTGTTCTCTGTCTAATGCTAGGTCATTAGCTTTCTGTTCTGACCTAAATCCAGCTATCTGAGCTTCTACTGCTGCCAATTCATTTTTGGCTTCTTGTAATGCAATAGCATTTTCATCATTATTGTTTTTATCAAACTGAGCTTGTGCTGCTGCAAGGATAGCATTAGCGTTTGCCATCATAGCCTTTTCCTGCTCATCTAAAACTGCACTTAACTCATCATTGGCTTTCTTTCTATCTTCAATAGTGTTTCTTTCTTCGTCTCTTACTTGTCTTAGTGTTTCAGCTTGTAAATCATACTTTTCTATAAGTCCTTGATTAGCTACCGCAGCCAACTCAGCAGTTCTCGCTAATTGTACATTTTCAGCAGCAGATTCTACTGTTGCCTTTGTGTATTCAACAACTCCTGACACAACATCCTTAGTCGTTTCAATTACTTTGTTAAAACTATCATCTACACCAGTAACAACATCAAACAATTCAGCAGATGCAGAATTAACATCTTCTAAAGCTCCTTTAAAATCTCCACTAAATACCTTGACTAATGCACTACCTAAAAACCCTAATGTGTCAAGCAACGAATTAAATCTTTCAATGAGGTTATCTTTAATAGCAACACCAAAATCTATTACTAATTGCTTAGGGTCATCAAAGGCTGATTTAAAAAAGCCATTCAATACACTAATATTACTTTCAATAAACTTAAAGAAGTCATTAAATGTTATACTTAAAAACTCAAATACTGTACTAAAAGCATCAGCTACTTTCTGATTCTGTTCAAACACCTCTTTAAGTTGTGCAAATGCAGCAATAGCTAAACCAATACCAGCAGCTTTTAATGCACCTCCTATCTTTCTAACACCACCAGCAGTTTCCTGAGATGCTTTCTCTACATCTTTTAATCCTTCTGCAGTTTCTTTATTACTTTCAGAAATAGATTCAGCTAACTTGTCAATACTTTTTGCTAAATCATCGACATTCTTTTCTGCTTTATTAGTATCTACATCTAATTCAAATTCTCTTACTGTTGCCATTTGGATTCGTTTTTAATCTTTTGGTATGTTGATTTTATTGTTTTGGGGAGGTTGTATTTTCCTTGTGCAATTCTGATATTCTCAGTTTCGCCTTTGGCTATTTTTAGCAAGTTCATTATATCCTTAATCATTGCACATTGTTTAGAAGTTCAAGAGAGCTTTTCCCATTCGTTAAATCTGTTGTAATGCTATTTATCTTGTATGATTGTTGTCCTATGGTTATATAGTCGTTCATCTGAAGGCCATAGAGGACTTTTAAGGGCATAAAAGCAGACACATTAGTGATTCTCCTTCTTGTACTAAATACATCGCTTATATACGTTTTATATTCTTCCTCAAATAGAGTACCTGTAAATGTAGAATCTCCTGTGTATTCATTAATCTCTAAAGAATAGTTTAAATTCTTTGTACTTGTGCTTGATTCAATAGCTAATGAATTAGATGGAATAATATATGCACTTTCTGAAGTTCCTGAATTGGAAGCCGATTTTAAATATATAGGAGTAACAAGATTTGGAGGTGTTGCTGATGCGTTAACTGCATAGAAAATTAAAGGCTCACCAAAATAGGGTTGCTGATTACTGTCTACAAAAAAGCCATATTGAATAGTAGTAGAGCCAAATGTAGCTGGAGCTAAAGATGGATTTTGGTCTGATAACCTTTCAAACATCATATGTTCAAATGGAGCTTCTAGGTTGTATTCAGTATTTGGTGCATCAAAGTCTTGACCATCTTGTGTATATCTCAACTCACCCCAACCTATGCCATTTGATTCTGTGTATTGATTAGCTAGAAAAGTCTTTGTTCCTTTATACTTAAAGTTTACTTGTCTAAATGGTAGGGCAACATCTACTGTGCTTTTAGTTATGTCTAGGTATTTGTTAATGTCAAAATTACCTCCACTAGAATTGTTTACTCTATCCGCATAGTAGCTATCTAAAGTCCTAACAACGATTGTTCCTGCTCCATCTACATAAGCAGTAAGATTAAACATCTTAAATAAGCCTGTGAGAAAATCTATAATCTTCATCTCAGGTATCTGTTGAGATATAACAAAGTATAATTCTGAACTTAACGAATCTATAAGATTGCTATTCGTTAATACGTTTGTAAAAGGTACTGAAGGAATTGTGTCTGTTTCTCCTGTAAAAGTAAATTCTATATTTCCTTGTGTAAATTCTAAAGTATCTGCTGAATTTAATTCTATTGTGTATGTTCCGCTTGGAAATATTTGACTTAAATTAAATACATCTTCTTGATTAAATTTCTCAAAATAAGTTTGTCCGTTTCTTAATATTCTGATGTCATATTTTATACTTGGGTCATCAGGACTTATACTTACAGAACAATCAATTAATCCTTTGAAAGCTAAAGTTGTGTCTACAATTATGTTTGCACCAACCTTCGTTACCATAGCAGTTCCTGTATTTTGTTGTGTCCAAGTGTCAACCAAAACCCAGTTTGTTGTTGTTTGTTCTTCAGATGCAACTGCTCCACTTTTCCTGTGTAGCCACATATACAAATTATAGAACGTAGGATTTGTAGTGCTAAAGAAATCAGTAGAAAAGTCTATTGATGGATATGTTGTTTCTATCGCTTGAATTATCTCATATAAGCGAATAGCATATTTTAGGTCTGACCATAGAACTCCATTTGTTGAATTGCTACTGTGATAATGTAAATTGCCAGCAGTATTGTGAGCAGAACTATGTGAATTATAAAATAGCCTTTGTGTATGTGTTATTAATGGAGCTATTATACTTTGCAAACCATTAGTCATTTTAGACTCAATGTTTGTGTAGTTGTATGGTAAGTTTAAACTATTAGGAAATGTTAATGATGACAATTCAGACTCTCCAAGAACATCTTTTAGGTTTATTGTGTTTCCGTAAAACGTAATCTTGTAAGCGTATGGGAGGTTCTTTTTTAACTCTACTCCATTAAGCTGAATATATCCAGTCTTAAAAGGAATAAAGTTTAACTCAATAGATGCTGATGATTTTTGTCTTGCATCATATCCATTAGATATGTCAAAATTATAATAGTGCTTGAATATCTTGTTGTTTATACTACTAGCTGGAACAGTAAATGGTTGTGTGAACTCTGTAAATACCTTTTCTATGTCTTTTATGTTCTGAATAGATTGTGTCATTGACACAGTTTCATCATCAAACAAGTCTAGTCTTTCACCTCCTATGTACAGTTGTAACTTCTGCATTATCTGACATTGTTTATATAGTCAAACGCATCCTCAAATTCTATTGTGTATTCAATTAGCTTTTCGTTTAAGGAGGTTTTATAAGTCAAATCAGAACTCTTAACCATTACAGGAACAACTTCATCACCTGAGCCTGATGTGCTTGGTCTTGTCATCCATACATAATTAGACAATAGCAATTCTTCAAACATACAATTAGCAGCTTCAGGGTAATATCCTGAATTAAAAACATTGCTTTGTGTCCCTTCTGTGTTAAAGTGTTTTTTAGGTGCTTCGTTTACATCATAATAATTGTTTTCTCCTATTTGAAATACATTGCTTAATGTGTTTCTTTGAAAGCTCTCCGTAGTTCTATTAAGCCTTTTAATATGTTTTAAGAAAAACCATATATCTTGCAACATTCCATACTTATTGATAAAGGTAAATTTAGTTCCTTGACCATACTTAGTACAATCAACTCTGTTTATTTTTAGAACTTGAGTAATCGGAGCTTCTCCACCTATTATAACTTCTGTAGTACTATAATTTTCATAAGTTAACTCATAATCATTGCCCTCTCCTTTCATATAAGGAACTTTTCCTTCAACTCCTGTAGGTACAAATATTTCAGAATCCGAGTCTGCAGCATCTGACTGGACACAAACTAGCCAAGCAGGAGCAGTTCGTGATGGGAATGGTATTGCAGGATTAGAACCCTCCATAAATGTACCATAACCACCTACACCTTGTACTGTTGTATTAAGAATAGTAGGAGTAATAGGATTTCCTGTTCCATTAATTCCTGAATATCCTTGAACTATAAGATTTACAGTTATTTGTTGAACTGTATATGTGCCATCAAATGAAATGTCAAGATAATCCCTTGCTAACTCCGCCCACTCATATTGAACAAGTTGATTTGGTGTAGTATTTTTTACTATTCGATACCTTATAGTTCCATCTATAGTTATTACAAGTTCTGTAGACAAAGACCCTGCTACTGCTGCTACATTTACAAATTGTGGACTTCTAAGTGCTTTCTGTGACATCGTGTTTTATTTTGATTCTCCAAATAATATTTTGTTTTCTATATCTAAGACAAAGCCATTAAAAATCTCATCTGAGTATTTCTCTATGCCTTTATTGAATGGTTTAGAAAAGAATAATGAAGGTGTTAGTCCTTGACGAAATACTGATTCCCTAACTGCATAGGCATTAAGTCCTTTGGATTTTGCCCAGTCTTTAAAATGCTTTACTGATGGCTTTCTTCCCTGTTTAAAACTATACGGACTTTTGCCACCCTTCTGTTTCCATATCTTTCCCTTGTTGTTCTTTCTGTTGTATTTACTTGTGGTTTTTCTAGTACCTCCTGCACCTCTTACTCCTTTGTCTTGAAATTCTCCATATTCTTCCATTAAGAACTCCAAAAAGAAAAACCCTTTCTCAGACTCTAACTCATAAGAAATAGAATTGTACAAAGGCCCACCACCCTTCTTTAGTTTAGTTAGGTTTGACTTTGATTGTTGGACAACATATTTTCCGTATGCGTTTAAAGCCTTCTTTAGATTGATATATTTATTGGTTGCCATTAGCAGATATATATATCATTGTAAATCATTACATCCATTGTAGCACCCCAACCAGCTAACTCATTTTCAAACCTATCATAAAAAGGCTCACAATTAGGATTGCCATCAAGCTGATATTTGTCTGTAAATAACTGACCCATTCTTAGCACTTGTATGAGCTTGTTTAGAACAGTTAGTTGTGTATTTAAGATGTCTTGGTGATTGTCGTTGCCTGTAAATATATCGTATGTCTCATCCTTAGACTGGTCAACAATATCCATAGCTAAAACTGTGATGTTAAACCTCAGAACTTGTTCTTCATCTGTTACGTTGTTGATGATTATGTGACACATTGGAAATATGTCTTGCTTGTTTAGGTTTACATCTGACAACTCTCCTGTTGTGACTGTGTTAACATTAGGGTCACCTAATAACTGACTTTTGATTGTTTCGGTTAGTTTGTAAAAGCCTCTGACTGCTTGATTGTCGTTATTGCTCATTTCATTTTACTTTTTATTTGCTCTGCTTCTAGTTCGTTTTTGTCTTTCATAAATGATAGCATCATAAAACATTCGTGTACATTCAATTCTGTGATATGTTTAAATCTTGTAATATCTCCCTGAGAGAGTCCATATAATGATTGATACCATCCCCATTTAGTTGAGAAGTTAGATACTCTGTCAAGTCCACGTTCTGTTCCGTTTCCAAATAGCTCATCATAGTTTGCGACAAGTCCAGTCCTAAATTCCACAAAAAAAAAATCGAGCTTAATACTGCATCCATTGGAACATCTAAAGCGTTTGTATAGTTGTCTACTTTATATTCTTGAATAGAATACTTCTCTCTGAATTTGTTTTCTATGGGTCTGTATAAAACATTCATAGCTCTCTCTATATTCTCCCAGTCACCTATGTATGTGTCTAGGTCTATATATTCACCTAAAGACAAGTCATCAAGGTTTGGATGAAAGCCATATTCAATACCATTTACTTTAAACTTCTGAACGAGCTTAGGTTTCTCATCAAACATCTTTGTCAGAATATTTTGTATTTCCTGTGTATCGTTGTATTTTAATTGCATAACATCCTTCAGAGGTATATTACAGAATATCTCTATCATCTTAGCCTGTAGAAATCTCTCATCATCATTATTTAACTGGATGTTTAGATATTTCTTGTACTGAGATAATTTGATGTCAGCAAGGGAGGTTGGTATTTCGACCTTAATCTTCATAACTATATAACGTATTTTTTCGACATATTTTCTAAACCCTAATTTAATAAAAAAGGGCGGACATTTCTGCCCACCCAAATTGCCTAACCAAAAGCAACTAAACTTATCTGTTCTTTAAACCTTCAATGTAGTTTTGATTTTCTAGTTCCATCTCTAAATGGTGTATAGCTTTTGCTATGTCTTGAGTAATTGGGTTGTTTGGTTTCTTGCCTGCTCTCATAATATATGTGAGTGCAGTTCCCAAATTGTAATTGTCATCTTGAAAATCCCAAACCACGTTCTTGGCTTCAATCTTCATATACTTGCCCATATAGTAATCAGGTGACTTTCTCATCGGTCAGCAGCTTCACGACAAGCACTAGAGCAAACACTCTGACCCTCGTCTATTTCTATTCCACATTCTGAACATTCACCTCCGTAATCTACGAGGTATGGATTTCCTATATCAATGTAATTCATCTTGTAACGATTTTAATTTATTTTCTAGCTCTCTGTATTTTAACTTGAGAATGTTGTGTTCATATTTTAAGTCTGATGCTTCTAGCTGAGCATCGAGTAAGCCATTGGTTAGTTTGCTAATATAAAACGAAATCTGCCAAAATGATTCTATGACTTGATTAAGTTTCTCGTTTTTCTTTTTACCCTTACTCCATTCATCGAGTATGTGCATAACGACCTCAATGTGAGTATCGCATATTAATCTGTCTTTCTTGTCCATTGTGTAAATCTACAAATTAAAAATGTATCTGATTAATGCACATCCTGCAAATGGCAATAAGAATACTGCGGTCATTAGGATTAAAGCTACGAAGTAAGCGATGTAATGTTCTACTGTCTTTTTCATAATTGATTTGGTTAGGTCTGCAAGATACGACATCTTGGGTTATCCACAAAATATTTTACAACTTTATTTTAGCTGACGTGATATTTACCTCTGTTTGGATTCTGAAGCTGATACGATACTGCGTATCTGACTGCATCAAGGAGGTGATTCCATTTGTCTATTGGTGTATTTGATTTTCTCTCTAACCAACAATAGTTATTCAACTCCTTTATAAGATTGATACTGTTCTCATCTATTATAAGGTCATAGTCCTGAAGCAAGCTGATACCATAAGTGATTGACCCTTGTCCTTTGATTGCAGGAACAAGATTACATCCTTTAGACTTTACCTCTGATATTAGTCTAGGCTCTGCTGAGTCTCCTACAATAAGGTCTGTCTTTGCGTGATTTAAATTAAGCTGAGCTATCTGTGATGTGGTTAACTGGGTTAGGTAGAAACATTCTTTTAGATATATCGTTTTATTTGCCTTGTCGATATTAGTCTCTACAAGAGTAGATTCATCTGATGCAAATCCATAGTCTTGTCCAAATACAGAAACACCAACTCTTTTAAACTTACCTACTTTCCAGTTTGTGAATATAACTCCCTCTGCTTTGCTTAACCAACCTCCGAGCATCTGATGTTTGTATTTCTCAGGTCTGCGTTTTTTTATATTCTCTATCTGTTGTATATAACTCTCTGAGAGATTATCTAGGTTGTCTTTGTATGTGGTATGTATATATGTTGTGTTTCCCTTGCAGATATTCTGACCTTCTTGTACTCCTTTGTCCTCAAAGAATCTATTATATATCCAATGCTCTTTTGTTGTTGGGTTTAGAATGAGCATTACCCTGTTTCTTTGGTCTTGTTGTCTGACTGATAAATCTATCTTGTCAAATATGTCCTCATCAACTAATTCTTCAGCTTCATCCATCACCCAAGTTGTAACACCTTGTAGTGACTTTAGATTAGCAGTTTGGTCTCCTGATGATGTTTTGATTCCCTTGAATACAATCTTGCTTCCTGACCTCTTATTTCGTATCTCGTCTTTTGTTACTCTGAAATCACTAAATATGTTTAGGGTTTCTAGCTTGTCTATAAATTCAGGAATGATAGATATATAAGCAGAGGCTAATGTATACCTTGTAAATAGGATAGTATGCCCAGCTTCATACGTCAGAAGCACAAGCATCAGATTAACACTAAAAGACTTTCCTGAGCCTCGACCTCCAGTTATAATAAAATATCGAGAATCATCTGTCGCAATAGGAGCGTATTTTTTGTTTACCTCAATCACTTGAAATTAATTAGCTCCTTAAAGCTAATGTTTATTCCCTCGTCTGAAGTAATGTCAACAGATTCTTTTGGCTTACCATAGCGATACCCAAAGTATAGGCTCATTGCTCTGCTATCTCCGTTGAGAACCATCTCACCTAATTTCTCAATGACCTTATCACTATCTATTAGGTTGTCTAGCTTTTCAATTAGCTTCTGCTCATCTACCTTCTTAGGTCTACCTGCGCCTTCTCTAGCACCTCCATTATTCTTTCTCTTATCCATAATTGAATCCTTTTTGTTTATTCAATGTATTTATATAACGTAAATTTTTACACAATTTCTTTCTCGTTGTATTTCCATTCAAAACTTTTTACAACATTCCTGACAAAGCCTAATGCTTCTTCTTCTCTGTGTTTAGGTATTCTGCTCACTAGCTTAACCAATGGAAGGTCTAGTTTCTGTTGTAGCTTTTCGCATTTATCTTCTAGGTACTTCATCTTGTCTATTTCATCAAGACTTAAATCATCCTTAAACACAAAGCAGTTTTCTGTTTCTGCAAGAGACCTATTATATCGTTTGTTTGTAGAATATGAATTGACTGCATTTATTACAGTTGCGTGAGTGATGTGTTTACCATTCTCCTGAAAGAAGCTGGCAATGCTTATCCATCTCATCTTTAGTTTTACTCTCATCAGATAACATAATAAAGACCTTACTTCTATTACACTTCTTCTTCTTGTGTTTTCAAATACGTTTATGCCTGTGATTTCTTTAATCTTATTGGCTAACTCTATTGGTTTTAAATTTACGTTCATTGTGTTCTTAGTTTTAGTAGATGATAACATTCTGTGTATTTCTGTCTTGCCTTTCCTTTGTATTCTTGTATGAATAGCTCATATAATTTTCTTGTGTATTGATATTGTGTTTTGCAACCATCATAATACTTCTTTGCAAATGCCTTCCCCTTGCCAAAAAAATATTCAATATTGTCTGCTTTGTCTCCAGTTATAAATTGCTCATAGAAGTTATAAATAGCCTGTTCTTCTGTTATGTTTAACACCTCTCTGTGTTTGTGGTGATAGTTGTATATCAGAGCTGGGAATTGTCTGTAGTCTTTGTCTATTGATACTATCATTACGTTGTCTCTACCTAGTTCCTGAGAAAGCTGATACCAATGTCTAGCAACCAAGTCATCTGTCTCTATTCCGAAGGCTTGTATGCCATCGTAATTATCAAATACATATTGGTGCATATCGTTTAACAAAGGAGGTATGTTTATCTTCTTTCTGTTGGCTTTGTATTTAGGTGTGATTATCTTCCTGAAGTTGCCTTTGCTTCCATTGAATACCATAACCTTGTCTACAGAATATATATCATCAAGGTCATTTACTATCTTTTGAAACTGCTCATCAAACTTATGTTGGCATTTGTCTATTGTCTCATAGAATGGACTCTCTATGTTCTCAGCTTTTGTTGTCAGACAACTGGCAAAGATTAAAGAATCAGCATCTACTAAAAGAATCATTTTTTTCTCTGTGTATAATCTGCTATCCAAACGAATACAATCAGAGACATTCCTACTCCAAATAAAACTCCTTCAAAATAATCCATTATAATTTGTCTAAAGATTCCTTTAGTCTTTCGTAGTTTTCGTTCTCTGTCTTGTCTCGTTCTCTTGAAGTTAATGTTACAATAAGAGATAGGTCAGGAAATAATGAGTCTATGTCTAAGACCAATAGGTTGTCATCGTCTCCATACTGAATACATAGTTCATTGTTTGCTGCCCATATATTGGTTATGTCTCTGACGTATGTGTTTTCTTTTGCGTGTGCTAGTTTATCTTCTAGCTCTTGGATTCTTTCCTTCTGTGTCATTTTATTAGTCTTTAAAATATCCTACTACCACCCAATGGTCAGGCTTTTGCAAAATGCTTGTTAATTTAAAACTTGTATTGAATAAGAAACTATCTAGTTGTTCCTCTGATGAAATGTAAAATTCTCTTGTCTGTTTGTCCATATGGCTAATATACAAAAAATTTCACAACTTTAATTCATCTTATTTATATTTATTATTGTTGCTTGATTCTCTGTCAACAAATAGACATCTTTTAAGACCTTTTTTTTAGTCCATATTGTAGTATCAGGACAATACATACTTGTCGTTTCAGGCAACTCAATATCATTTAACCAGTACATAAAATTACCTTTAGGGTCATTGACAAAATAGAACTTCAGAATCTTTTTGTCTAAGCTCATCATAGATTCATACTTATCTACTTCAAGCATTTTATCTTCATAATACTTTGTGCGAAATTTCATCTCTACGACACAATCTTTTCCTTTAGGTGTATAACCTTTAGCATCATAAGGAAGATATCCCTTACCAGTCCATTCTAAATTCCACCCATCAATATTTAATGTAGCTACAACAGATTGTTCTAATTTATTAATCTGTTCTAACCCCATTATCAAAGATTCTGTTAAGGTCAGCAATCCACCTTACTATTGTTTTTGGGTTGCAAGTACAGGGTTTGTAGTATTCGTGTTTAGGAACTGAATAGAGTGCGTGTAGCTGGCACACCATTTCAAATTCTCGGGTAAGCAATGACTTACGCTTTGACTTTCGAAATAGCTCCCATTTTTTATAGTCTGTTTCATCGAATTGAATCATTTTCTTAATATTTTTATTTTGTTTAATTTTTTTCTTCTGTCATCACATTTGCATTTTGTATCATTATATAAATGATATTTGTCCACAAGATATTTTATTCCTGTGTATTTAGTTATGTAATATATTAAATCTCCTAATCTCATAATTATTTTTTTTTGTTCGTAATCAATACACCATTTCTTTTATATCTTCTTTCTGTATTTTCTTCAAGTATTCTTTCTCTTTGTATTTTAAAA